CCGGTCTCGATTACGGCGTACGCGACGGTGGATGCGGCCGGCGCCAAGGACCTGTTCGCGTCGTTCGACTTCTACGAGGAGTGAGATGGACCTCGCGCTCAACGACCCGAGGATCATCTACCGGCTGGGCAACCTGACGGCAGCGAGCACGTCCGAGGTGCTCGTCTCCGCCCGCGCGTACAACGAGCCCGCGTCGCAGGCGCAGCGGTCCGTGAAGTCGTCGAGCGCCAGCGACGGCAGCGCGAAGACCGTCCGCATCAGCTACCTCGACTCCGCCTATGTCAGGAAGTCGGAGGATGTGGTCCTGAACGGCACTACGGCGGTCGATACGGTCGGGACGGACATCCGGTTCATCGAGGCGTTCGATTTGGTGAAGGGTGCGGCGGCGGTCGGGGCGATCGAGCTGTTCCCGAACACGGGCGGGACGGGCACGGCGATCTGCGGGATCGGGGCCGCGACGCTCCAGGCGTTCCTCTGCCACCACTACGTCGAGGCCGGCAAGGAGTGCTGGGTCGCCAGGTGGGAGGGCACGACCGACGACGAGGCGAGCTTCAAGTTGCTCGGGCAGGACCGGACGAACGGCGTCGATCTCGTTGACCGAGTGCTGGACTTGGAGAAGAAGTTCTCGAACGCGCTCTCGCCTCCCATACTCGACGCGGAGTTTGGTCGAACACTCCTCGGAGTGAAGCTGCCGGAGAAGTCGTACGTCCGCGTGACCGTCGTGCCGAACCAGACGACGAGCACGGTGGTCCGCGCTCGTCTCTACCTTTGGGAACCGTAGTGAAGGGGAACAGACACATGAAGCGCATCGTCACCTACCTCCTCGCGGCAGCCGTACTGGCCGTTGCGGGGCTCGCGGTCGCGGCCGTCTGCGCGACTTCCGCGCAGCTCGACACAGACCTCACGGGCGCCACGCTCGGGCAGACCATCAGCCTGTCTGGCGTGACGCCGCTCGACTGCCCAGACGTACTGACTGTCGGCACCTGGAGCGCCGGACGGCTCGTCTTCTCCGACAGCCCCGAGAGCCCGACCGCGAAGGGGACGCTCTACGAGGACGCGAACCTGCCGGCGACGAGCGGGACCGCGTACCACCGGGCGTTTGTCTACCACGTCAACAACAGGTCCAAGACAACTTCGCGGTTCACGGTCCTCATCACGAACACGTCCGCCTCCAGCGGGACGCTCACCGTGCAGAAAAAGGGGACGGCCGGACCGACCACCTCATTCGCCTACGCGGGCAAGCTGGCGTTCCAGCGCTGGCTCGACTCGACGGCGGGCTCCGGCGTGACCATCGCAGCGGGCGGAGTCGCCAGACTCGACTCGACCTTCGACACGACCAACGTCAGCGTCGGCAGCCTGCTGCACGGCATCTGGGACTACTCGTTCACCCAGACCCACAAGATCGAGGTCTGCATCCTCGACACGGGCGACTCGCCGACGGGCGTCTGCCCCGGCCTGTCCGTCCTGGCGAGGGATACCCACGATCGCGGAACCTTCGACAGCGCCGACAAGATCTACGACACGGCCACCAGCGAGACGATCGACGCGGCTGAGGACTGCCAGTCGTTCACGATCGGCTGCGGCACGGGCGCGAACTGCACTGACGGGGACGAAGCGATCACCGGCTGGGACAACGCCGTGGCTTCTCCGACGGCCGAGACGCTGGATGGCAACTTCGGTGTCCTCTACCGGATGCACCTGGCTATGACCGAGACCGACGGGAGGAACATCGGCCTCCTGGTGAACCCGCGTGGCGGGGGATGGGGCGGGGCGGCGCGGGTCATGGCCGGGATCCTGCCGGCCGTCAACACGACGTTCCTGGTCCCGCCTGGGAGCGGGACGACCTCGGACAACACAAAGGGCTCGGTCCTCGGCCGCTGGGACCCGACCGGAGGCGTCACGGTCTGGGTGCAGTTCATGCCGACGGGCGGCTCGGCGTTCCCGGTCCGGGTGGTCGCAGTCCCTCACTGATGGGCAGTCAGCTCGCACAGGCTGGTAGCGTCGTCCCGCTCGACCTCACGGTGGACCGCGAGGGGATCGGCGGCGTCACGGGGCTGACGCCTGCCCAGGTCACAGTTGCGCTCCGCGATGCGTCCACCCTGGGCAGCTACCTCGACTGGGCCGACAACATCTTCAAGCTCGCGGGCTGGACGACGAAGTATGCCGGTCTGACCGAAGTTGAGCGCGGGCACTACCAGCGTTCGTTTGACTCGTCGCTCGTCCCCTCTGTCGTCTCGGGCTCCGTGCTCGCAGCGGAGTTCCGTGCAGACGACGGAGCCGTCATCAAGGGGGACGACCTTGACCTCGTGGTCTTCGTACACGACCTCTCGACCGACAAGGTGGCGGCCAGCTTCGCCTTCCACCCGACGACGCTGGTGCTAGACGGGAACGTCTGGCTGGAGAGGAACGGAGAGCTGGTCGCGGCCGTCACGGCATGCTCGGCCGACTTCTACTCCTCGGCCGGCGTGCTCTTGTTCTCGCTCGCAGACGCAGCACCAGACGCGCAGGGAGTGTTCAGGATCACGTCCGGTGCCAGTCCTGCCGGGTTCGTGATCGGGGCAGAGGTCTACATCCGATTGATCGTGACGGCACCCAGTGGCACCTTCGTCAGCGTGAAAGGTCTTCAGGTCGCCGGCTGATGCGAGTGATCGGGGCAGACGGGGAGAACCTCTGGATCTCCACGACCCACACGTTCGTCCCGCCTGCGGTCGTCATCGTCAGCGGGCCGGAGAACCAAGAGCTGTTCGTCGTCCCGGTCTTCCCTCCGATCTCGATCGGGGCAACCCTCCGGCTCAGGGCTCCCAGGGACCTGACCAGCTTCGCCGCAGTTGCCGCCAGCGACACGCAGTTGGGTCTCACGGCTCTGGCTCCAGACAGCGTGCTCGCATCTGAGGCTCCTGGTCCGACCGAGCAGGAAGTCGTGGCTCCGTCAGAAACCGTGTTCGCTGTGACTACCCAGGAGCAAATCGAATTTGCCTTCGAGTCCCCCGACGACACCGTGGTGCGTTTCAGGGTGCTGAAGGACTAGGGTGTTGACAGGTTCGGATGTGTAGGCGTACTCGTTTCGACCACTCGCACAACAGGAGAAACAATGGCTCGCTACATCATGCTCAATGACTTCCAGTACGGGACGACCCTCTACCGGGCTGGCACCGTCCTTTCGGATTCCAACGACCCGATCACGGGGATGCTCTCGGACAGCGCGCCGCTTGTGCTGGCGACCCCGGAGATGGAAGCCAGGGCGACTGCCTATGCTCAGTCGCAGCCATTGTTCCCTGCGATTCTTTCGCTCCTGGGCGGAATCAGCCAACCTCTCCAAGCGGCTGCCAATGGTTCCGTTGGAGTCTACATCGATCCGGTCAACGGCAACGATGCGAACGATGGAACTGTGTCTCGACCATTCCGCACCGGTCAGCGAGGTCTGGACCGCGCGGCGTCGTGGCTGGAGTTGAACCTGACGAACGACATTGTCGTGAACTGGCTCGCTGGTGCCCATACCCCCGAGAACTTGATCCTCAACGTCCCTCGTCCGCCGAAGGGCCGCATCATCCTAAGTGGTCCTACGGCGAAGACGGTCGTCCACACCGGGATCGCGACGGTCGGGACGAACAACTACGGGATCGTCGACACGGCCGCCCCGTTCGTGGCGGGCGCGCTGCGCGGATTCGAGCTGCACACCTACGACCCGCTCAACCGGGCCGCGACCGAGCGGTGGATCACCATCAAGGACAACACCACCACGCTCGTCGAGCCGCCCGAGCCGTTCGACAACGTGGGCGCCCCGAAGGCAGCGCCCGGCTGGGTCTATGAGGTCCTGACGCCGAGCGCGATCCTCGCGAGCCCGGCGGCGGGGCGCAGCGTCGCGCTCGACATCATCATGCCGTGGGCGAGCGAGTTCGTCCCCTCGGTCCGACACAACCTGCTGAAGTCGTGCGTGATCCTCCGCGACTTGGAGATCAACAACGATGTGGTGGGCGACAACCCGTGCTCAGTCCGGTCGCAGGGCGGGATGCTCGGGATCTTCGGGTGCCTGTTCCGGGGCGTGCAGGGCGGCCTGTACGTCAAGGGCGGGGCGGTGGCGTCTGGCGGCGACGTTGGGGTAGTCGCGGACCCGGTGCTCGGAGCACTGACGCTCGTCTCCTTCGCGACTAAGTGCTTCGCGAGCAAGCCAACCGGCGCGGGCGGCTTCGGGATGCGCCTTGCCGGGGCGTCGGTCTTCGCGGAGTCGTACGTCTCGACGGCGCTCGGCCAGGCGATCAACGCGGACCGCAAGAGCACGCTCAGCATCTTCTCGGGGCATTTCTACACCGGGGTGGTCGTCCTCACGGGCGACTCGCAGTCCCCAGTGTTCGGCGGCCCGGCTGTCCTCCCGCTCCAGTTCAGCGGGCAGGGGGCCGCCGTTCCCGCTCTCCAGTGCTTCCAGGGCGGCAAGATCCCCAACATGGGGAATGTGCTGTTCGCCGCCGCGTTGGGTGGCGGATCGGCAGCCCCGGCGGGCGGCTGCATGCGGGTCAACAACGACGGGTCGGCTATCCGACTGCCCGGCACGGTGGACGGTGCGGCGGACGCGGCGGGTACCGCGTTCGTGAGATCGGTCGGCTCTCTGCTCACGGCAGTCGACGCGCAGAACAAGGCTTCCGTGCAGGCCGGCAAGGAGACCGGACGCACGATGATCATCGGGAGGGGAGGCACGTACCCGACCGGCTTCCTCGGCGGCGAGACCCTGATCATCAACAAGGACGGGGCGGGCGATGTGACCGTCACGTTCTTGATCACCGACACGACGCTGGCTCTTGTTGTCACCAGGGTCAACGCCGCCCTCGCCGGCACCGCGTTCGCGACGGCTGGCGAGCTTCAGTTGCGCAGCGCCTTGTTCGGCGCGGCTGGGAGCCTCGCGATCGGTGCGGCTTCGACTGCGCTCGCGATCCTCGGACTCGTGGCCGGGGCAGTCACGAACGGGCTCGTCGGAACCGGCGCCACGCCGGAGGTTCGGACGGACGGCGCTGCCGGCCTGTGGAGCACAGTCGCCGTCGCTGCCACGCCGCTCGTCGGAGCCACGACTGACGCGCGAGTCTTCCGCCAGCTCAACTTCGCCTAGACACCCTCCTCCCGCCAATGCAATCCCAGGACCCCAACCCCACCTCGCCAGAAGAGATCCTCGTCGCCGATCTGGCTGCTCCTCCCCTAGAGACGAAGGTCGAACTCGCTGCACCTACCGAGAACGTGATCCGGTTCCAGGTCGCCACCGACGGCTAGGGGTGTTGACAGCCCCGGAGGTGTAGGCGTACACCTCCACTCTGTAGAGGCTCAACGGAACGCGCGAGTAACGCTCGCAACCGAAGAGTCCCTGGACCCGCAGTACGTGTACGACGGCGGTCAACGGTCGGATCGCGGGGAACGGGACGGAACGGATGTGGCAACTGTAGGGTGAGGCATGGTGCCGCTCCCGCCGCAGACCGAAGCCGTGAACGTCGAACCCGGAGGCATCCGATGGCAGGCCCGCTCGTGATCGGGATTCCCCTCAATCTCCAGAACCTCGTGCAGGACCGCACGCTGGAGCGCGTCTTCCGCGACGCGCTCTATCCGAAGCTCCTGTTCCGCGCGGAGGCGGCGGCCGAGTTGTGGCCGGTCAACCTCGGCGACAACCAGACCTTCACCCGTGCGGGGCTCCTCGCCCCCTCGAAGACGCCGCTCGTCGCGGGCGTCGATCCGACTCCGAAGTCCGTCGCCATCGAGCAGTGGGAGGCGACCGCCAAGCAGTACGGCGACACGATCGACACCCACATGCCGACCAGCACCGTCGCGGCTGCCTCGCTGTTCCTTCGGAACTCGCAGCAGCTCGGCCTCGGTGGCGGGCAGTCGCTCAACCAGCTCGCTCGTGACCCGCTGTTCAAGGCGTACATCGGAGGCCACACGGTCAACGATGTCGCCATCGCGGCGCCCACAAACAACATCCACGTGGCGGCCCTCAACGGCTTCCGCTTCGTGCTGGTCAACGGTCGGCCGACGACCGTCAGCACGACCAACTCGCTCTCCGTGATCATCGCCACGGTCGGCACCCGGAACGTCACGGCGGTCGCGCCCGACGATGTGACCGACCCAGACGGTCCCGGCATCATCACGGTGGACGGTGCGGCCATTGCGGCGCTCGCTCTCCGAGAGTCGATCCGTTCGAGCATCCGCTCGACGCTCGTCTACTCGGGCGGCGGCACCAACGTGGACGACGTGTCCGCCGTGGACATCCTGACGCTCCAGGATCTCATCAGCGCGGTCGCTCGGCTGCGCCTGATGAACGTGCCGCCCTTCCCGGACGGCTTCTACCACGTCCACCTGGACCCCACGAGCGAGGCCCAGATTTTCGCCGACCCGGCCTTCCAGCGGCTCAACACGAGCCTGCCGGACTACCTCCACTACAGGGAGGCGGCGCTGGGTCATCTGCTGGGGATGATGTTCTACCGCAACGCGGAGAACCCTCTGCTGGCGAACAGCGGCGCGACGGTCAGCACGGGCGGCCTGGCGCTGTACTCGCGTGACATCGGCGGCGACACGGTGAACGAGACGGGCATCCCGCTCCACCGCGCGATCGTTCTGGGCCAGGGCACGATCTACGAGAAGTACCTCGATGAGTCCAAGTACATCACCGAGGCTGGCGTCATGGGGAAGATCGGATCCTTCGACATCGTGAACAACGGCCTGGCCGTGATGATCGAGCGCATCCGCTACATCCTCCGTGCGCCGATGGACCGCCTCCAGCAGGTGGTCGGCCAGACGTGGTCGTGGTCGGGTGACTTCGCGATCCCGTCCGATATCACGTCCGGCGATGCGGCCCGCTTCAAGCGAGCCGTCGTGGTCATCCACGGCGAGTAAGTAGACCCGGGGCAGCCGGGGACCGGCGTCGGAATAAAATCCGATTTGCCGGCCCCCGGCCCTGCCCGCTTGTGAGTTCGGAGGACTCATGCGGACGACACGAAAGAAGGGGACTGGCAGTAGTAGCGAGTTCGAGTTCGATCGGGACGAGGAGAAGGTCGAGCCTTCCAAGCCGACCGTGCCGGCTGTACCGCTGTTCCCTCGGACCTCGCAGGGGCGTTCCAAGCCCGGCGCCTTCCCGGACGGCAAGACACTCACCGACGTGATGGCGAAGGACGAGTACGTTGCTCCGTCGCAGCAGGTCGAGTCGATTCCCGAAGTGACGTTCGTCGATCCTGCTCCGCACCTCGGAGGACGTACAGGTCCGGTGCCGACCTCGGGAGACCTCCGCGTGCTCAAGGAGCAGTGGATCTCCTCAGGCGGGTTCCGTGCCCTGCTCCGCAAGGGCGACATCATCAACGCGAGCAGCTACGACATGCCGTCGCTTCTCTCGCAGGGTGTCGAGCTGGAGAAGGCGTAGTCCCGTGGCGCTCACCACCTCAGAGCGCGAGAGGACTCGATACCACCTGGGCTACCTCAACGTGGCTCCGGCAGCTTCGATCGCCCTCGGCTTCCCTCGTGCCAGCCAAGCCCTCTTCCTCGTCGAGTCGGCGATGAACAACCTGCTGCCGGAAGGTGAGGACCGAGTGCGAACTCACCTCGCAGTTCTCGACGGCATCGAGTCGAAGCTCATCGACGCCCAGTGCCGACTGGCTGCGAAGGAGGTCGGCGAGATCACCTTGAACCCGGAGGAGACTCGCAAGCTGGAGGAGGAGTACACGCGGTGGGCCGACAGGCTGGCACGCCAGCTCGGCGTCTACCGCAACCCGTTCTCCCCGGGCAGCCCGTTCGGCTCGGGTGGTAGCGGCGGCATCAACGTGCCCGTGCAAATCGGATGAGCTGCAAGGACCCCAGGGCTCTCACTCCTTTCGAGGCGGCGCACACGCTGGCGGCCAAGCTGGCACCGATTGCAGACGGCATCCGGCAGTCGGTCGCTGTGGGGCTCGGCATCCGACCGTACCGCGTCTTCCTCATCGTGACCGAGTGGTCGGGCAGTGAGCGTGGTGAGGGTCTCGAAGAGGTCGTGAGCGAGACGGAGATCCTCCCGACCCCGCGCGTCGAGATGATCACGAACTTTCAGAACACACCATTCTCCGCCGGCATGCTGGAGCGTGGTGGTCTGAAGATCGATCGCGTCAGTGCAGTGCGGTACACGGAGGACGACCTGTCCGGCTTCGCGGTGACGACAGCCGAGGTCGAGAACCGAAACTTCTACTGGGAGGTCACGGAGGACGGGCGCGGAGATGTTCCTGCTGCCCGTCGTCGCTGTCGGTTCCTCGGCGCGCACCGAGCAGCCGATGCCGCCGAGTGGGTCGTGTACGTGGAGCGCATGGACGAGGACCGCTCTCGCGACCGGGCACCCGGTTCGATCGAGGAGACGCAGGCGACATGAGCACGTCTCAGGTCGAGCTGAACCGGTTGCCCTCGTGGGTGGACCTGTCCGTCAAGGGTGTCCGGCCTGCGCTGCTCCGCGCTGTGAGGGCGGCTGCCCATCGCGGTCGGAACGTCGTCCTCAAGACCATCAAGGACACGCGCGGAATGATCGGCGGGCGCCTCGTTCACCCCCCCGTCGATCGCGGCGAGTACCGTGCGAGCTGGCAGGTGGAGAGCGACGAGGGCGGTGCCTCCCTGTTCAGCGACGCGCCGCACGCCGCGTTCATCGAGCGCGGCACCAGACCGCACATGCCTCCGCTCGCTCCCATCCTCGCCTGGGTCAAGCGCAAGAAGCTGACCGGGCGCGGCAAGTCGGGCAAGGGTGAGGGGAGGGTCAAGGCGCTGGTGCGCGAGATCCAGATCGCTCGCAGCATCCAGCGCGCCATCGCGCGGCGCGGTACTCCCCCGCTGAAGATCCTGGAGCGCAGCATCCCCGGCATCCAGAAGGGGCTGGACGAGGAGATCCAGAAGGCACTGGAGGAGTGGGCGACTCCGAAGGCTGGTCGATGAGTAACCTCGTCAACGTGCCGCAGCCGACTCTCCCGGAGGTGGATGTTCCGATCCCTACCGTGACGCCGCGCCGTGCGCTGACCAAGGCGCTGAAGACCTACTTCGCCTCGCTCCTGTTCCAGCGACCAGGCGGTGGAGAGCGGTTCCGCGTCACAGCCAAGAACGTCTTGGAGGAGTGGCCGGACCCCGAGCATAAGATGACCTACCCTTCGATCTCCATCGCGCCCGGCACTGGCGAGTACGGGATGCTGAGCCTGACGCCATCAGTCGAAGAGGACACCTACGAGGTGTACTCACCTTCGACGGCGCTCGTGCAGCTCGCGGAGTACACCGAGACCTTCCAGGTCACCGTGTGGGGCGCAGATAGCGGAGAGCGCCGAGCACTGGTCGCGGGGCTGGAGTCGGCGATGGTGCCGAGCGATGCGACGTACGGGGTCTGGCTGAGGACCGAGGACTACTTCGACCGCATCGGCAGCTACCAGCTGATGCGCGTCGAATGGATTGACGGCGAGGAGACGGCGCGGAACGTGAGGAGGGCAGACCTCTACATCGACGCGAGGATCCCTGTCGTGAAGCTGATGGCCTTCCGACCGATGGAGCCGAAGGTGGACGTGGAGGTAGTGGAAGTGGTATCCGCCGAAGTGCTTGTCGAGGACGGGGCTGTGATCGTGGCGACCTGTAACCCACTCAAGGAGATTTGAACATGGCCGGTTTCATTCGTCGCTTCCTCACCGACCCGGGGCTGGATGTCCTGCTGGAGATCGAGTCGGTCAACATCCTCGACCTGGAGCCGCCGGCATCCATCTCGGGCATCGGCGCCGGCACTGTCCTCCTCGTCTCCGAGTTCGAGGACGGTCCATTCAACGTGCCCATCGAGGTCACCAGCGTGACCGACCTCGTGCAGGCGTGGGACGGCAATCCCGCGAACGCCGGCTTCGGCAGCTTCGGCTTCGTCTACGCGAGCCTGGCGTACCAGAACCCGTGTGCTCGTCAGCACGCGGGGGAGTTCTGGAACGGCAACGGCTTCCTCGCGCTGCACGGGAAGAAGTTCAAGCGCCTCCTCGTCTGCCGCGCGGACACCCGCGTGGGTGTGGTCGAGTTCACGAGGCTGGCGTCCCTGTCCGGCAACAACAAGCAGACGTGGGACCTGACTCCGGCCCAGACGCTCGCCTTCGAGGTGGACGGTGTGGCGGCTCCGGTCGCGACCTTCACTGCGGCAGCCGGCACGGTGACGGGTGCGGCGGCGGCGTTCGCCGCGATCCTCGCGGGCGACCAGACTCGGATCAAGGACGGCAACGACGACGCCATCGACATCACGTTCCTCGCAGCCGACACGACCATCGCTGCGGTCATCGCTCGGATCAACGGGTTCTTCGGCTACGTGATCGCAACCAACACCGCCGGCCAGTTGACCCTCACGTCCAGGTACCAGGGCACGGACGCCGACATCGTTCTCACCGAGGTGACGGCTGGCGTGCTGGCGAAGCTAGGGCACGTGGCCGGTACGTCCGGCGGCACGGGCAACGTCGCGAACATCGACGCGGTCACGCTGGCCGAGGCGGACACGATCGTCAACGCCGCGACCGGCGGTGACGTTCGGATCGATCGCGACGCCGACGGGAACATCCGGGCGACCAACCGGCAGACGCTCGACGGCACCGGACGCCTGGAGCTGCTGGCGGCTTCCACGGCCGACGACTTCGGGTTCACCGAGGGCGTGGAGGACGATGCCGATCTCGCGACCAACACGGGCGGCACCATCCCGGCCGGCACGCGGGTCACCAACGGCGTGACCACCTGGGTCACGATGCAGACGGTGACGGTCCCGGACGGCTCGGAGCCTGGTCCGTTCTCCGTTCCTGTTCGTCCTGCCCTCGACGACGGCACGGCGCTCGGCGCAATCGCAGGTGCCGTGGTCACCCTGAGCGATGCTGTCTTCGCTGCCTTCTCGGTCAGCAACCCGCTGGCTCTGACGGTGGCGCTGACCGAGGTGCAGCTCGACGCGGTGTACCTCACTGCCCTGAACGCGACGCTGGATCTCAACAGCGTGGCGCGCGAGTCCAACATCATCTACGCCGCGAGGCAGTCCGACAACCTGCGTCGGTACCTGCGCGACAACGCGCTCGATGCTTCTTCGATCGGGATGTTCGGCCGCGTGGCGTGCATCCGTCCTCCCATGGGCACGGCGAAGGCCACGGCGCAGGGTGACGCCGGAGTCGGTGTCGGCGTGACGCGGAACCAGCGAGCCTTCTACTGCTACCCGCAGTGGGCGTCGTTCGTTCCGCAGATCGCCTTCCTCGGCGCGACTGCCGGAGGAGACGGCTTCACGGACGACGGTGTTATTGACCTCGGCGCGGACGGCTTCCTGGCGAGCGTGATGTCGCAGCTCTCGCCGGAGGAGAATCCCGGTCAGCTCACGTCCTCTCTCGGCGCCGTCGTCGGGTTGGAGTCGGGGGCGCCGTTGCTCACCATCGTGGACTACACGAACTTCCGAGCCAACGGCATCTGCGCTCCTCGCATGGACGAGGGGTCGCCGGTCTACCAGTCGGGCGTCACGTCGGTGGACCCGGCGGTCTCGTCCAACCTGCGGAACATCGCGCGTCGCAGGATGGCCGACTTCATCCAGGACTCCCTGGCGCGTCGCACCAAGTCGTTCTCCAAGAAGCTGAACACCACGGCGAGGCGGAACGCGATCGTGGGCGAGTACAACGCCTTCCTCTCAGGGCTGCTCTCGCCCAACAACACGGCGGCGCAGCGCATCGATGGCTACGTCATCGACCAGAAGTCCGGCAACACTCCGGCTACGCTCGCGGCGGGGATGTTCCGAGTCATCGTGCGAGTGCGAACCCTGTCCAGCCTCGACTCGATTGTCATACAAACCGAAATTGGAGAATCGGTGGATGTCTCGGAGCTTGCGGCGTGAAGAAGACCTGCACCAAGTGCGGGCTGAGTCTTCCTCTCTCGGAGTTTCGGCCCCGTGCGAAAAAGGAGAACGGTTGCATCTATCGGTACGTCAACCCGACGTGCCGAGAGTGCGACCGCTCCTATGCGAGAGCTCGTCCGTCGGCATCGAAACGACAGGCAGATCTGAAGTGGAGAACGGAGCATCCCGAGGACTACCGGAAGTCGAACTTGGCGAGCATGGCTAAGAAGCGAGACTCAGGGCGTGCCCGTGAGCTGTGGCAGTCCTGGTTCGAACGGAATCGAGAGTACGTCAACTCCAAGCAGGCTGAGCGACGGAAGGCGGACCCCGAGAAGTTCAACGCCAAGCGTCGAGCGAAGTACGCGATCGATCCAGAACCTGCACTGGCTCATGCGCGTCGGCGCAGGGCAAGGATCAACGGCGGCGATCTATCCCTTGCGCAGTGGCTCAAGATCGTCGCCGACTTCGGCGAGAAGTGTGCCTACTGCGGAGGCCTGTACGAGGAGATGGACCACGTGCTTCCCTTGTCCAGGGGAGGGCGTCACGAGGCCGGCAACGTCGTACCGGCGTGCGTTCCGTGCAATCGGTCGAAGAAGGACAAGACGTTTACGGAGTGGATCGGCTGCGGCGAACGGGTCTGCGGCTAGAGTAGATGGGAGGTTGAAACGTGGCAGCCACGAGAATTCGCGGACAGGAAGTTGAAATCAGGATCGTCACGGACGGCGAGATCGAAAGGTCGCTCACCGCCATCCAGAACTTCGAGCTGGAGGCTCAGCTCGAAACGAAGGACGAGGGGTACATCGGAGAGACCACGAACCGGAAGGACGACATCTACAACGGCGTTCGGATCCGAATGTCGCTGCATCTGGAGACGCAGGAGTGGTTCGACTTCCAGCGTCGAGTCATCGACCGGGCGCGCAGGCGCACACCGGCGACGCAGTTCAACGTCATCGTGGTGTTGAACTACCCGAACGGCGACACGCCCCGCGTGTCGATCCCCGACGTGAGCTTCGGGGCACAACCTCTCTCGGTCTCTTCGCGAGGCGACTACGTCTCGGTGACCGTCGAGGGTCAAGCATCCGACTTCGATGTCCTGACGTAAGGAAGGCGTCAGGCTTGAGGGCGAGCCGCCGGCCGGACCAGGCGACGGTCTGGACCTCCACCGACACGACGGCAGCCCAACCTAACGACAGCGCAAGGAGGAGCGCATCATGGAACAGGCAACAGAGACAGGCGGCAACGGAGTGCATCGAGACGTGGAACCCGAGGAGGCCGGCATGCAGTGGCCGGCCGGTCTCAAGGCCCCGAAGGGGGCACGGTTCGCGTACGTGCCGATCTCGCCCGAGGTTCACGGGAACCCCGAGCGCGGCGACATCGTGGTCATCATGTGGGAGCTGAGCTACCGAGAGGAGAAGATCGCAGCCAAGCGGGCGAAGGGTGAGATGGAGGCCATCGCGGACCATCGAATCCGATCGTCGATCCGAGCCGTGGACGGAGTGGTGGTCGAGCTGGCGACGGGTGCAGGCGATACCCTGCTCGACCATCTGCTGGAGGACATCGGCTCGTCTGGCCGTGCGTTCCTCATCAGCACCTACGCCGACACCTTCATGCCGACGGAGGAGCAGTTGGGAAAATTCAAGGCCCGGGTGAGGACAGGGACCATCGCGTAGCTCTCCCCTTCATGGATTTCTGCGTCGTCCTCGACGAGGATCCTTTGGAGGTGATCTCTCGGGCGGATCGGATGGTGGCGTTCTGCGCAAGGTACGGACGCATGGACGTGAGAGACTGGCCCAGGTCCGAAGCACTCGGGTTCGCCGAGGCCCTGAGCAAGTTGTTGGAGAGCGAGAACAGACCGGGGACGGAGGACTAGTCGGTGGCTGAGCGGCAAGCAGATGTGAAGGTCAGGCTTCGGCTGGATGACCAAGCCAGCAAGGCCACCGACCGTGTGAAGCAGTCCTTCGATCGCGTGACTGGTTCTGTAGGTGGCGCTGTGCGCGGCATTGCGCGCTTCGCGAGCCAGGCTCTTGCTGTGACCGTCGGCCTCAGCCTCGGTCGCCTCATCGAGGACTTCAAGAGCCTCGGGCGTGAGGCCATCCAGGCTGCGTCGGGTGCCCAGCAGTCGCAGCGACAGATCGGCGCGATGCTCATGGCAGCCAGCGGCGCCGAGTTCGGCAAGGCGTCCTCGGCTGCCCGCTCCGTCCACAACCAACTGGAGGACATCGGCATCGCATCTGGCGTCAGCGCGGACAGCGTGACGGCTGCGTTCGAGTCGATGTTCGGTGTAGTCCAGAAGGCGGGCGGCGGGATCGAGGACAGTGTGCGGTTGACCGAGAACCTCACGCGGGTCGCTGGGCCACTCGGCATCTCGATGGACCAAGCCGGCTCCTCCGTCCTGGGCATCATGTCGGGGCTCACGCGGGCGCGAGACCCGATGGTTCAACTGCTCCGAAATTTTGGCCAGCTCGACGTGAAGTCAAAGTCGTTCGCGAAGCTCTCCGAGCCGCAGAAGCTCGCGGCGTTGCAGTCTGCGTTCGCCAGAGTCGGCGAGACGATGCGTGGGGTGCCTCCTGGCTTCGCCCAGATCGTTCAGTCGTTCAAGGATGTCCGCGACAACATCATGGAGGCGTTCGGCACTCCGATTATGAACACGATCGGCAAGCTGCTCTCACGCACGTCCGGCTGGGTGCAGAAGCACCAGATGGAAGTGGAGATTTTCGCGGTGAGGTGGGGCAACAAGTTCGCCGAGTTCATCCAGAGGTCGGTGGAGTTGGCGGCCCGGACCTTCCGTTGGATCCAGACCCACTGGGACGACATCGTGGCGAAGGCAAAACAACTGCCCACCCTGATCGGAGCCGGCATGGCGGCGAGGATGGCTGCGCCTGCCGCGCTCGGCCTCGCTGGTCGTGCTGTCGGTGCTGCGGGGGGGATGGGTCGCATGCTCGCCGGAGCGGGCGGCACGGTGGCGCGTGCTGCGTCAGGAGTGGCAGCCGGTGCGGCTCCTGTCGCGACTCACTTCGGGCAGGTGATCATCGGCGCCGGCTTGCGTGCGGCTCCTGCGATGCAGATGGCCGGCGGTGCTGCGACCGCAGCAGGCCCCGGTCTCATGGGTGCCCTCGGCGGCCCGCAGGCCATCGCGACGATCGGAGCTGCCATCTCTGCGTTCATGGCCCTGGTCGCGATTGCTGCCGTGGCCGGCGGGGCGATGTACGCCTTCAAGAACAACCTCTCGGGGATGGGCACGATCTTCAGGACACAGATGGGGACGCTGTGGGAGTCACTTCAGAAGCTCTGGTCGTCGGTTCGTCCGCTCGTCGAGTTGTTCGCGGAGTTGGCAGGTCGGTGGGTCATCGCCCTCGTGTTCCAGCTCAACGGTCTTGTGCGGGCGATCAAGTGGATCATCGACATCATCATGCGAGAACCGATCGTCCAGTTCGCGATGCGACAGTTTGGCATCTCGCCTGAGTCGATACGGGCTCGCGATGTCCAACAGGAACGCGACGAGCAAGCGACGACGAGGGCCGAGGAAATCAGTGCGTGGGTCCAGCGTCAGAACGAAGAAGCGATTGCTCGGGCTCAGGTAGAGGCTGCGATGGGCGAGCGACCGGCTCAGCCCGTCAACGACTTCCGAGGCTCGACGTTCAACTTGAAGATGGACTTCCGCGACCAGGATCCCGACCGCGTGGCGGTCGTGTTCCAGCGCGACATCAACCGGGCAGCCGAGGCCCGCATCACGGCGCGCACGGCCATTCCGTTCGGGGCGTAGGACGATGGTCGTCAAGCGATCACTTTCTCGGTCTGCCCGGCCGTTTTCTCGGCGAGGTGAGTGCCAGCTCCAAATCCCAGCCACGCCGAAGTCGCGCGTGGACTGTTGCAGGATCGACCGGGGCTTCTGCAGCCCAGTCTTCGATGAGTTGTGTCTTTCCTCCAATCGTCACAGGGCGGTTGCTCCGACGGTTCCGAGCTTGCTCAGATCGTGTTGCCCACTGGCAGTTGCCGGGCTCGTAGTTTCCGTCGTTGTCGATCCGATCGATCGAGTGCTTGTTGCTCGGTCGAGATCCCATGTCAGCGTAGAAGTCAGCAAAACTACTCCATCGCGGATGGATGGAGATTCCTCGTCCTGCGTAGTCGGGGTGGACCTTGCAGCGCCGTCGCATGTCCTTCCAGATGTTGTACTCTGCCGTGTCGCGGAGCCCGTGGGTCGTGTGGGCCATCTTGCTCTGGCAACTCCAGCATCCGAACTTGTTTCGGAGGAGGTTGCTATATCCGATCCTGAGTTGTCGCCCGCATGTGAGGCACTGACAGAGGAAGGTGCGTTGGCGTCCTGTTCGTTCGGACATCGACATTTCGGAGAGGACTCGAACATTGCCGACCAGCTCGTTTTCAAACCTTCGCTTCACGGGAGGCGCCATAGCGAGATTGTAATATGAGCCCACCGGTTTTGAGTATCAAAAGACAAGGTCGGCGCTGGTTGGTCATCGCCGAGAAGACCGGCAAGGTGCTCGGCAAGCACGACACGCAAGAGGAAGCCCTTGCTCAGCTCCGAGCAGTCGAGGCCGCCAAGGTCAAGGCTGCGAAGGTGAAGCAGTGGGCAGAACGACGGAAGGAGTAGTGTGATGGAAGACTTGATCAAGCTCATCGGACAAGGGATCGAACTGGCGCAGAACGCGAAGGCGATGGGAGCCATCGTCGCGCTGGCAGCGCTCGTGAAGATCCTCGTGGACTTCACCAAGACGAAGTTCGGGCAGAGCATCCTGTCGAAGGTGTCGGCACAACACAAGTGGGTGCGCCCGCTTGTGGCGAGCGTGCTCGGCTTCGCAGCAGGTGCCATCGGAGCCCTCGCGCTGCACAAGCCGTGGCTCTCGATCCTCATGTCTGGGATCGCAGGAGTCGGCGCTGCGTTCGCAGGAGTCGGCGCCCACGAGGTGCTCACGCTTGCTACGCCAGCGGGGCGGGCCAGTCGTGCGGCATCTGGTGCCGTCGCTGCTGCTCTCACTGGGGGCGACTCGGAGGTGAGGGCGAAGGTCGAGGCTCTGAAGTTCGAGTTGGACAAGGCAGCCTCCATCTCCGAACCGAAGGCGCGGCTGTCAGCCATCGCTGCGTTCATGCGCTCCAACCCTCCGGCGGCGAAGCCGTGAGGTACGTCTTCGCGGGCCTGCTGTCGCTCCTGCTGTTCTCGCTCCCGTCGTCTGCGCTCGGCGACCCGGAGCCGGCGCCCGTGGCAGTGGCGACAGCAGAGCCCGCGCCATCTCTCGACCTCGTGGAGGTGGGGCAGGATCAACCGGCGCCCTTCGCTGGCATCCTAATGACTCAGGAGAAGGCTCTCGCCTACGCTCGCCTCAGCCTCGATGTTGATGAGGCACGCGGCCGGCTGGGGGTGAGGGAGCGGCTGTTGGCCGAGGTGACGGAGCAGCTCGCCGAAGCACAGGGTGCGGCAGGTGAAGCAGACGACCCCGGGTGGTGGGCTAGGAATGGCTTCACTGTCGGGTTCGTCGTCGGTGCAGTCGCTACGGGCGTGCTGGTGTGGGGGGCTGTCGAGGTGTTGAAGGCGAGAGAGTGAGATGGCGAACGGCGAAGGACTCAAGAAGTGGGCAGCGAAGGTCGAGTCAGTCTCGCTGCCCAAGCTCAAGCAGCGTCAGCCGGCCGGGCTGCCTGCGGCGTGGGGAGTCCTGTACGCACATCCCAACCCAGACGGCAACCGGAAGCGCTGCGACAACTGCTTCATGTGGGCGCGCTCCGAGCAGTGCTGGATCCATTCGCCGGCCGTGAAGGTGCCCGCCTCTGCCGTCTGCGGGTACCACGTCTTCGGTCCTCCGTCTGACACCCGTCCAGACATCCCGCTGCTCGCTCCAGTCGAGCCCGGTCTCTCGGGTCTGATGGATGTGGGCGGGACGAGCTGTGACGCCTGTCGCTGGTACGAGTCGGAGTTGGCTGCGAGCGGCAAGTGCTACGCCGTCCTCGACGACGCTGGCAAGCTGGCGACCGTGGAGGCGATGGGCTGCTGTGCTCGCTTCGAGGGGCGGTAGTCCGTGGCGAACCTGTTTCGGGAACACGCTCCAGGTCATCCGCAGGACGCCTTCCGCATCGAGGAGAAGTCCGGGCGCATGCGAGTGCTGCGCCTTCAGGGGCAGTCGCTTCCCTACCGCCCGGTCTCGTGGAGCGGCAAGCAACGGGTCATCACCAAGTGGTACGGCGGCAACCCCGAGGCGACCCAGCAGGTGCTCGGCCCGATCGAGGAGCCGACCACCGATGTGAAGGGCGCGTGGCGGCTCCGCAAGCTCGCCAACGATCCGGCGGTGCTGGTCGAGAACGAACAGCGCTTCTCCCTCAACACGCCGGAGCTGGTGCGCGACGCGATGGAGTCGATCGGTCGCAGCGGGCAGGAGGTTCGCGTGAGCTGGGGCGGCATCATCCGCTTCGGTCGCATCGCCACCTGGAAGTTCACGCACCACCGGCTGGAGGACATCGACTGGGAGGTCACCTTCGATTGGAAGTCTCGCGGCCAGAAGGTGAACCGAGTCTCCGACACCGAGCTGATTCGGAACCTGTCCTTCTTGGAGACGGTGTTCCAAGCATTCGCCGATGCCGCCAACGCGATGGAGCGCGTCAACAACATCGCAGAGGACACGGCCGACGAAGTGATCCGGCGGGGTCGTCTCGTGCAGGCCGGCGTCTCGCGCGCCGTGGCGCTCGTGGACCGCACGGTCAAGAACGTGAAGCTGCCTCTGGAGGTCATCAACTCGTTCGTCGCCATCTCCTCGAACATCCGCTCGCAGGTGAGGGGCATCGTGGACGAGGTAGGCAACACGCCGGCTGAGCTGACTGCCACGAGCGACAACGCAACCGACATGCTCAAGAGCTGGACCGCGTTCCACACCACGAGGCAGAACGCGGAGCAGGTAGCGAGGGAGTCGAGGCGCCAGGAGGATGATCGTCTGCGACGGGTCAAGCCGCAGTACCTCGATGTCGTCGTCGGCCGGCAGGGGCAGTCGCTCCGAGACCTGTCGCGTCGGTACTACGGCACGTCGGACTCGTGGCAGCTCATCGCCGACGCCAACGGGCTCGCCAACTCCTTCTTGGAGGGCGGGGAGGTCATTCTCATCCCCGTGCGGACGTGATGCAGACCCGCCCCTCAGACCGCCTACGTTCCCCTCAGCGGCGTTCCCCTTGCCCGGGTGCGGCGCAGATATGCCCCGCCGGTTCCGGCCCTCTGAGGGGCTGCTAGGGGCTCGGGGCAAATCGGATTTTATTCGTGGCCGACTTCTACCCCAGCACCAAGGTGCGCCTGTTCGTTCGGTTCGACGAGATAGACGGGATCACGTCGATGCGTCTGCCCTCTGCGCCGACGACGGGGCAGACGCCCGGCAGGACCCTGCGCCAGACCGACCGGCAGACGACACCGCAGGCAGTCCTCGCAGCGGCAGCCGCTCTCGCCGGACTGCGGTACGTGGAACAAGGGCGAGGGCAGTTCCTCATCGAGCCGCTGGTCACTGGCTCGGTGAGGGCGACGACGCAAGAAGGGGAGAGCAGCACAGACGGGTTGACGTTCGTCATTGGCGCCTTCCAGCCCAACAGCATGGGCATCGAGCTGAACGGCATCCGAGCGGCCGACACGTTCAAGATGGAGTTTCCGTTCATGGACGCTCCATTCGACCCGAGGCTCATCCGGTCGTGCGGGGTGGAGCTGTACCTCGGCGTCGTGTCGAAGGAGGACTTCGACGCAGGCGTGCAGAGGCTCGAACGCAGGGGCAACGGCGAGCTGCTCAGCATCGTGTCCGACGAGCGTCTGGTGCAGGGCGGCGAAGTCACGACCAGCATGGGGCAGAACTTCGACCCAAGTGCCCGAGCCGTGGACGTTGGAGCCAGCGGGATGCGACCCATCTCCAACCGCAGGCTCCGTGGCTTCGTGGACTCGTGGGCGGTCAAGTGGTCGAGCGAGGGGCAGGCGACGGTGAGCGTCGAAGGGCGCGACCTCACCAGCATCCTCATCGACTCCATCAAGCCCTCGGGCATTCAGGCTGACCTGACCAAGCCACTCGACGAGATGGTGGCCGAGGTGCTGGCGACCTTGCCAGCCGCTCAGGGCATGGTGGTCGAGGTGCGACCGCGAGGTACTCCGCCGCCTCGGCTCGTGGTGCCGCCGCCGAGGCACACTCGTTCTCGTCGCGGCCAAGGCGCAGCCCGCAAGGCAGGCAAGGGAGACGAGAAGCTGTCCTACTGGGACTACCTCACCGACCTGTGCGGCGCGTTCGGCTTCGTCATCTTCATGGACGAGGAGACGGTCGTCATCCAACAGCCGAGGACCATCTACGGCACCTCGTTCCCCCGGCGCGACAACGATCCCTTCCGGGGCCGGCAGACCGAGGAGCTTGGCTTCTCCGAGTACCGCCGCTTCATCTACGGTCGCAATATCTCCGACCTGTCGGCCGAGAGGAAGTTCGCAGCCCAGAAGGTCAACACGGTCGAGGTGCGCTGTTACGACACGCAGGAGAAGGTCACGCTCTCGGCTACCTTCCCCCCTCTGCCGCGCGTCACGGGTACGCGACCCGGCAACGCGGGTGCGAGTGAGACGGTGGATGTGTTCCGCGTCTCCGGCATCCGAGACCTGGAGGTGCTGCGTCGCATCGCCCAGGGCATCTACGAGCAGCAGGGTCGCAACGACATCACGTTCAAGATCGAGACGAAGGACTTGGCGTCCTTCGGCGGAGACAACGAGGACCCGGACCTGCTCGACCTCAAGGCCGGAGACCCGATCAAGATCCGGTTCGCCAGGCAGGACGAGTTCGACACCGTGACCCGCATCCAGTCGCTCGACCAGGAGGGCCGCGTGTCGTTCTTGGAGGAGCTTGGCTTCTCGCGCGGGCTGGCGCAGAAGTACGCTCAGCTTCTCGACTCCTCTGGCTTCCAGGACGTGTTCCGAGTCAAGGACGTGACGCTGGACTGGAGCAACGAGGAAGGTGTGTCGGTTGCGATCGGCGCCATCAACTACTTCACCGTTCGCGAGGAAGTGCTGCTGCCGACTGCCGAGGAGCCGACTGCACCGTCCGATGCAGCGGCAGCCAGCGCGCGTCCGACTGACTCGCCCGGAGCCCCGCAGCCGACGCAGCGGATCGGACTGCTAGACGACAGCGACGATCCGCTGTACGGACTCGACCTCGATGAGGATCTGAGATGAGGCGTTTCCCAGTCAGTCGCAGGATGGACGTGCTCAGGGCCGGCGAGGCCATCAGTCGCCCCGGCATCGACCCGCGCACCTGGGTCGCCTACGGCACGGTGGACGACGACCCCGATGCCGTCGCCATCGAGGCAGGCGGCGTGTTCGTGGACGTGACCCTGCACCCGAGCGAGAAGCCCGTGACGTGCAGGTGGGGCGGCATCTACGCTGCACCCGGCGGCGCGGTCTTCTTCCCTGTGAGGCGCCGCGACGAGGTGATGGTGCTGGTGCCCGATGGCGACGAGGACGCAGGTTGCGTCGCAATGCCTCGGCTGCACAACGACATCGACACCTTCCCGCTCACGGTCAACGGACGAGAAGTAGACGGCTCCTTCCCGTTCGTGAAGATCGAGGAGGGCGATTGGGAGCTGGAGGTCTCGGGCACCATCAGGATGCAAGGGTCGAACGCAGTCGAGGCCGCGCGCAAGGGCGACACGGTGAGGGTGACGGTTCCCATCGGGACGTTCCTGGTCGCAGCGAACGCCGGAGTGCTCAACGCAGCGCCCGTCGATATCGACGGTACGATCACAAGCGGTTCGTCAAAGGTGAAGATCGGTAGCTGAGTGTGGTAGAGGAGGAGCCATGGCCTTTCTGTACGACGTGAACAATGCGAGCGTGGCAACCAGCGCCGAGGTCGTCTTCGCGCTGAAGACGTTGCTGAAGCTAGCGGGCTGGGACGTTCCCAACTCCGGCGACAGTCTCACGTACTTCCCGGCCAGCGACGGCATCACCGGAGCCGGCGCAGGAGCAGGTGGGCTGAACAACTCGACCGCTTGGTTCCGCATCCGGGGTCCGGCAACGATGTCGCCCCGGCGCGAGTTCGTCTTCCAGCGAGGCACCACCGAGCGTGCGTGGTGGATCCGAGTCAGCGCGGAGGACACGTTCGTCGGTGGCGCTCCGAGTGCCACGGTTGCGCCTACTGCGACCGACCAGGAGAACCTGCACGGAACGGTGGCAGCGGGAACCGCGCTGTTCGCAGTGGCAGCGACCTACAAGTTCCACATGGCAGCGGACGACGCGGCGCCCTTCACTTGGTACTGCGAGAGCGCGATCAATGGAACTGGCGCGGTGGACGCCATCCTCTTGTTCGATGCGATGGTGGCCGGTAGCTTCAATGCGCTCGATCAGGACCCGGCGATCTACTACATCACCAACGGGGCCGCTTCGCTCGACATCACTGCGCTCGGTGGTGCTGCTGGGCCGAAGGGTTGGTATCAGAAAGACCTGGCTGGTGACATCTTCGTGCCGATGCCGCTCCTCTACTACAACTCCAACTCGTTCGGCACGGGGGTCCCCGAGAACATCGGAACCAACCCGTACGACAGCGACGACAACCACTTTCCGATTCCGTGCGGGCGCCCTTCTGGGGCAGCGACTCAGGTCGGCTGGAAGGGCTTCCTGTCCATGACCCGATGGTGCGGGGTCAACCGGGCGAACATGGACACGCTCTCGGATGGAGGCACGCGGACGAAGGTGATCATGGGAATGATCGTACTGCCGTGGGATGGTTCCGTTCCGAGCGTCTAGGAGGACTTCGATGGCCGACTTCAATGGTCAGGGATTCGATCCGACTCAGACTCTCGGAGAGGCGCCAGCCGATGCGGTGCCCGGAGAAGAGGCTGCGACGTGCGAGGAATTTGAAGAGGTCACGGAGTAGACCGTGGCGGACTTCGGCGGCGAAGGGTTCAACCCATCTTCCCTGCTAGGCACTGCGCCGACGGACGGACTGCCGCTCGGTTCCTTCGACGCTTGCAGGGTCGTGCTCTCCTTGGTGGTGGCAGTCGAGTCTGCCCAGGCCATCAAGGAGAACGTCGTCCGTGTGACCTTCAGCCGTGCGGTCCTCCTCGACGGACTGGAGACGCTCGGTGACGCGCTCCGTGCTGCGAACTACGCTCTCTCAGTTCCAGCCGGACAGACCGGCGTTGACGAGGTGCAGGTCAGAGAGGTGATCGCGGTGGTCGGGTCCGCGACCCAGGTGGACGTGATCACCGACCGTCCGCTCAGCCACTACCCCGCGCAGTACACGGTGACGGTCTCGAACGTGGAGTCGGACACCGGCTTCCCGCTGTCCGCTCTTGAGTACGCCTTCACGTTCGACGGGCTGCGCGACAAGCGGGTGCCGGCGCTGCCAGAGCTGGCGACTGGTGCTCGCGACATCGCCAACCCGCAGACGCTATCGGGTGCTCTCGATCCCGTGCGCGGCATCGACCTCGCGACCCTCGGGTCCATCCCGACAGACGACACCGGCGACTACGCCTTCGACGAAGGACTGACGTACCTGAAGAAGCGCGTCTATCGCAGGCTCGTCTCGAAGCTCGGCGGCTTCTACCACCTGCCGACGTACGGACTCGGCATCCCGCAGCGCCTCAAGCAGCTCGCACGGACCGAGGTGCTCCGCGACTTGCAGGACGAGGCTACTCAGCAGATCCAGCAGGAGCCCGACGTTGCGGAGGCATCGGTGTTCCTGACCACCGAGCGCGCCAACGGGTCGATGCTGCTCCGCGTGAACGTGTCGGTGAAGTCCAAGGGCCGGCAGGCGGCCTTCTCCTTTCCCTTCCGACTCGGAGACTGAGACATGGCAGACCTGACTTCGAGAAGGGACTTGTTCGAGATCGGTGCCGAGGTCATCCGGCAGCGAGCAGTCCGCATCGACCCGGCGCAGATCGAGACCGATGGCTCCGACGTGAACATCATGCTCGCGTCGGAGGCTGCGATGGCCGAGGAGGTCATGCGCCAGCTTGCCCTCGCCGAAGGGCGCCTGCTCCTCGACGTTGCCTCCGGGGAGGATCTCGACCGCTACGCCTGGGACCGATACCAGATCACTCGCAAGGGAGCGGCAGCGGCGCTCGGCACGGTCGAGTTCTCTCGCGTCAGCGCGACAGTCGGAGCGGGGACGATCGGGCTCGGCACCTTGCTCCGTACCGACACCGGCATCCAGTACAAGACCCTGGCATCCATCTCCTTCGGCGCCTTGGACGTGGGACCGCTGTCGGTCAACGTGCAGGCCGTTCAGGCAGGCAAGGAGACTCAGGTTGCCGAAGGAGCGATCAACGCATTCGTCTCGCCTCCGTTCGACCCGACCATCGTGGTCACCAACCCGGATGCGACTGCGGGCGGAGAGCCGCGCGAGTCGGATGCTCTGTTCCGCGAGAGGGTGCGCGACTTCTTCCGAACGGCTCGGCGCGGCATCCTCGCTGCCATCGAGTTCGGCGCGCGTGCGGTGCCAGGCGTCGTGTCGGCAAAGGCGATCGAGATCACCGACGACCTCGGCATCCCGCAGCGGTTCGTGGACCTGTTCATCGCCGACTCGGATGGCGTCGCTTCGACTGCACTCGCGGCCCTCGTCTCCATCTCACTGGAGGAGTTCCGAGCCGGCGGCATCTTCGTTCGCGTCAACACGAGCATTCCGATCTTCGTGGTCGTGACGCTGCGACTGCGCTTCACGGCGGGCGTGGACACGCTCACGCTCACCGAGCAGGTGAGGACTGCGGTGCTGGCGTTCGTGAACAACCTCGGAACCCAGCAGACGCTCTACGTGGCGGACCTGTTCACCGTCCTCAACCGCTTCGTGCCCAACGGCCTCGTGGTGGAGTCGGACGCGATCGTCGCGCCGGTCGGCGACCTTCTCGCGGGCACGGGCGAGACCATTCGCACGACTCTCGATCGCGTGACCGTCGAGTAGAACGATGCCCGGACGCCTCACTGCCGATGATCTGCTGGAGCTGTGGAGGCGAGTCCTCGACGGCTCCTACACGGATCCGATGGAGCTAGCCGGCGACGGTTCTGGCATCGAGGTCTACAAGGCCCACGCGGCGATGCTCGCTCGCGCCGCCGAGTCGATCGATGTGACGACGCAGGCGACGTTCATCCTTCCCCACGCGGCCCAGACCAATCCTCCGGCAGCCGGAGCGCAGAGGGCAACCGTCGAGGTGACCGTCACCCGGACGCTTCAGCTCCACCTCGTCATCCAGCTCACGGCTGGCCAGGTGCTCGTAACGGACGAGGTGGGCCGGCAGTTTGTGGTCGATGAGGACTCAGTGCTAGACGCGGGTGTGACCTCGCTGGCCGTTCCTGTCCGAGCGGCGAGGCCGGGGTACAGCTACAACATCGCAGACGACCAGCTCACCGAGTTCGTTCAGCCGGGCGCCGACTTCACGAACGCAGGGGCGACGGTGCAGGTCGTCGGCGCCGACAACTTCCTCGTGGACACCGGCTTCCCCGACGTGCTGTCTCCGGGCCACGTCGGGCAGTACCTCCAGTTCGCGGCAGGAGCGAACCTCGGAGCCATCCGCCGCATCTCCGCGTGGCAGAGGAACTTCGACGGCACGAACACCGTCACGCTCGTAGACGACTCAGTGGTGCCGCTCGCGCTGGTCGCCGAGGTCGGAACTGCTGAGTGGCGCATCCTCGACTGGGACACCGACCTCACGCTGGCCGTGACCAACCCACTGGCGGCCACCGGGGGCATCTCCGGCTTGCTCGATGCGCTCGGCGCCGAGCGGCGAGTGTCCCGGACGCCCGGCGAGACGGACGACGGTTACCGATCGCGCATCGCGACCTTGCCCGACGTGGTGTCCCCGAACGCCATCCGCAGGATCGGGAACCGCATCCTCGCGCCACTCGGCGAGAGCGTCGTGCTGCGGGAGATCGGCACCGCGTGCCTGCCGGGTTGGTACTTCGACTTCGACGCCTGGGACTACGACTTCGTGATTCGCCCGGACGATCGATTCAAGCTGTTCATGTCCCTGCTGGAGTTCCGAGGCTTCTTCCTGCTCGGCGTGCCGAACCGCATTGACGGTGAGTTCGGTCTGTTCTACGACGACGCGGGTCCGGTGGACGGCAACGGCGCCTTCGATGCGGACATCGGCGCAGGATTCTGGGATGGATGGCCTGCGACCTACTGGGGTTCGTACGTTGCTGCTATCTGGTCGCAGGTGAACTTGGCGAAGGCCGGCGGAGTCGGCTTCGAGATCTATCTCATTCAGGCGGACGATCCGCCTTGCTGACGAGGAGATGATTCCATGAGCAGTCCGCTTGGTCGCATCGTGATGAACACGCGGGAGCGCGGGGTGTCGAACGACATCAACCGACTCCAGGATCTCCTCGGCCTCGACCTGATGGAGATGTACCGTGGGCTGGCCGGGTTCCACATGAACCCGAACGGCACTGTCTCGCAGGATCGCAACGCCGTGATCCGAGGTCTGGCTGCGGTCCCCGGCGGAGCTGGACTGTCCGTGGACGTGCAGGAAGGCTACGCGACGATCATCCGAAGCGCCGGTCCGCCGACCGCCGACGACTCCGCGTACCGGCTGCTCCACAACCGAGCGGCGCAGAACCTCGTTCTCGCCGCTGCCGATCCGGTCAACCCACGCTTCGATCTCATCGAGGCGACGTTCTCGGATGATCTGGTCGAGTCGCAGAACCGAGACATCTACAACCCGGTGACTGGTTTGTTCGCCCCGGCTGCGGTGGACAAGGTGCGGAAGGCCGGATGCGTGCTGACCGTGACGACCGGAGCGGCAGGAGCCAACCCGGTCATCCCTGCGTTCTCGGCTGCGGCGACCGATCGCATTCCGATCGCTGCGGTTCGGGTGCCGGCGCTCGCCGCTGCGATCGTTGCGAACGACATCCTCGATCTCCGCCCTCTGTTCGTCCCTGCTCCGATGACCAAGGCGCACGGCATCATCGACGGGTTCGACTTGGCGGCCACATCGACGACTGCGGGGTTCCCCGGTTGGACGGTGCGACCCGGGCAGGCGATGGTGGACGGCCAGCTCCTTCGGCAGGTCGGTTCCCTGATCCTCTCCACCACCGGAACGATCGATCCGGCAGCGTTCCCTCTGACGGCCGCCACCTGGTACTACGCCTACCTGTTCGCGTGCCGCGACTCAGCCGGCCATCGTGCGAGGTTCACGAACATCGCGACTCCGTTGCAGGAGGGCTTCATCGTCCTCTCCAGTGTGCCCCCGACGATCGAGGGCTACCCGAGTGCGCCGGTCGGCTTCCCGACGGCAGCCGGCGGTGGTGGAGTCGGCGACACCCTGTTCTCCGGGGACTCGTCCTCGCGCGGCCTGTACCTCGGCGCGCTGCGAACAGATGTGGTCGCGACGAACATCCGACCGTTCTTCAGGACCAACGACTGGTACCGTCACGCAGACGCGCCTGACATCGCAGTCTCTCCCGGCGCATCTCCGAGCACGGAGATCATTGACCTGACGGCCGCAGGCGTTTCCCCTCTGACCTGCCGAGGCGTCAGGTGCGAGCTGGGCGGCGTCATCGTCAGCAACGCGAGCCAGGGGACGCATTCGATCGAAGTGAGGTCGCCTTCCGGGAGCACGCTGGCACTGGCGAACGTCGCCTTCTCTCCGCAGGCGAGCATCGCCGAGGTGATCCATCTCGGCGGCATCGAGGTTCCGCTGACCGCCACTCGGATGTTTGACCTCCGGTTCGCCTTCGTCGGCTTCGATCGCTGGGACGGTGCGCTGCTCCAGCTCAACATCCGAGGGCTGTTCGATCCTCGGCCTCGCCTGAAGTAGACTAGGGCGCAGATGGGAACCGTCGAGCACGAGGGGGATACGTTCATCTTGGAGGACATCGCGGAGTCGTTGCCGCGAGGCCCCGGTGCGTACAAGCCGCGTACTGGTGCGATCGAGGAGATCATCTACCACCAGACGGCAGGCGGGAAGCAGCCGGGCGCCGTCGGCCCTCGCAACACGGCGACCTTCCACACCGCCGCGCCCATCTGGGCGACGAACCCGGACGGCACGTTCAAGCACGACAGGCGGGGCAAGAAGATTCTCGTCGGCGGAGGACGCGCGTGGCCTGGCATCGCGTACCACGTCTTCGTCCCGTTCGCTCCGACGATCCAGAACGGGAAGGGCGTCGTCTACAGGACGCAGCTCGACGGCACCGTCAGCTACCACACGGG